TTCTTAAGCTCATCGATCTGCTCAAGGGTCAGGTCATCAAGTACGTACATGACATCTTTGATCTTGTACTCTTCTTTCCAGCCCTTAACGGACTGCACATACCCCGCAATGTCTTCTCTCATACAACAAGTATACCCTTCTAATCCAATGCTGTCAAGCGACCCTAACCAGACTTGAACTGGCGACCTCCGCCGTGACAGGGCGGCACTCTAACCAACTGAGCTATAGGGCCTTGTGCCACTGTTCTAAAGACAAAACTTTAGACGTAGTTTATCCACAGCAAGTGGCCAACTGTGGCAGAGCGAATAGCGGGAATCGAACCCGCGTCATAACCTTGGCAAGGTTAAGTTTTACCATTAAACTATATTCGCATTTGCACCGCCCCTGAGAATTGAACTCAGTCCTGCGGTTTTGGAGACCGCTGTGCTACCGTAACACTTGGGCGATCCGCTGGGGTACCTGGACTCGAACCAGGAACCTTAGAGTTAACAGCTCTCTGCTCTGCCAATTGAGCTATACCCCATTGTACATTAATGTTGCATATACATTATTCTGAGAACGTGTTGACAGGGATCTCCCCCGTTTTCCCATTCTTCTTGCTCTTCTTCTCCCATGGCTGGATCAATGTCATGGGTGTTGCAGAAAGGTTCTGTTATCCAGCCCTCGTCGATACCCTGCCTCAGCCATGTGCCGAATCTCTTTTCTTCATTCATGAATCTAGTCTAACCCATTCTCCATCTTCTGTCAAGCTATATCCCAAACTTTCTGTTATGGCAACACCAATAAACTTATCAAGATTATCTGGATCAGCCATCCATCTAGCTAGCTCTATATCAGAAGTCCCAGTCATCGTCAGTTGTGCTTTCGTGTTTTCCAATTACGTAGCTAGAACCGCTACCGCTGAAGAAGTCGTGGTTTTCATCAGCATTGGGGCTAAGGGATGCCATGATAGCTGGATTGACATCAGTTAGCTCTGGTGGGAACAATGGATCAAATCCCAGGTTCATCAATGCCTTGTTTGCATTGTAGTGCAAGAACTTTTTGACATCTTCTGTAAGCCCTACACCGTCATACAGGTCGGCAGTGTACTTGGTCTCATTTTCAAATAGCTCCATGGTAAGGTCATAGGCGAACTGCTTGTACCTATCCTGGGCCTCTGGAACCATTTCGTTATACCTATTCTGGAATTTGTAGCCGATGTAGTAGCCATGTACTGCCTCGTCACGAATGATCAGGCGAATCATATCTGCCGTGTTGGTCAGCTTTGATCTAGAAGACAGGTACATTGGCCAGTAGAAACCAGAGTAGAATAGGAAAGACTCCAATAGAACAGAAGCAATCTTTCTTTCCATCTCGTTCTTGCCGTCGTACTTGCTAAGGATAATCTCTTCTTTCTTCCTAAGATAAGGATTCTCAACACTCCACCTAAAGATATCATCGATCTCCTCAGTAGAACAAAGGGTAGAGAATATTGTGGAGTATGACTTGGCGTGTACACTTTCCATGAATGCAATGTTTGTTAGCACTGCCTCCTCGTGTGGTGTCTGAGCATCTGGCATAAGCTTGATAGCCCCCACAGTGGCCTGTACCGTGTCTAACATTGTCAGACCAGTGAACACACGCTTGGTCAGTTCCTTCTCTTCGTCTGTCAGCAAGAGCCACGACTGAATGTCATTGGCTACTGGGACCTTCTCTGGCAGCCAGAAGTTGGCTGTTAGTCTGTTCCATACGTCGAGATCTACTGAATCAGTAACTCTGTTCCAGTTAATCGGCTCTACAAATTTGTCCATTAAATATCCGTACCTTCCATGGGTCATAGCATACAGCTTACGCAGTTATCCATTTCAGTTCCCTCGAGAGCTGCCTGTCTAATGCGAATGTAGTAAATAGTTTTGATACCCTTCTTCCATGCGTAAATCTGTGCTCTGTTTACGTCACGAGTTGTTGCGGTATCTTTAAAGAATAGTGTCAGAGATAGACCCTGGTCTACGTGTTGGGTTGCAGCAGCATAGACATCAATGATCTTCTCTGGACCTACCTCATAGGCGTCTGTAAAGTATTCTCTGTTGTCATTGGTAAGGTATGGTGCTGGGTAGTAAACGCGACCTAGCTTACCTTCCTTACGAATCTCAACCTGAGAAGCAATTGGGTGGATGCTGGATGTAGAGTTATTGATATAACTAATAGATCCAGTAGGTGGCACGGCCTGCAGATTCTGGTTGTATAGACCATACTTCATTACGGACTTCTTTAGCTTTTGCCAGTCTTCCCTGTCAGGAATTTCAACCCCAGCATCTTTAAATAACTTAGCAACCTTCTTAGTTGCTGGCTTCCACTCTTGCTCCACATACTTGTCAAAGAATTCACCAGTCGCGTACTTTGAGTTTTCAAAGTTTTCAAACGGCGAAGACGTTTGCTTTGCCGTCGTATTACTCGACTTAAGTGCGTGGAATAAGATGGTGTAGAAGTATATGTTGGTAAAGTCAATCGACTCTTCGTCTCCATAGTGCATTCTCTCTTTCCCAAAGTAACCATGTAGGTTCATCTGACCTAGGCCAATGGCTCTAGACTTCTTGTTACCCTCTGCAATAGACATTACAGATTCGATGTAGCTAATATCTGCAACTGCCGTAAGGGCTTTAATTGCAACGTCAACACTCTTGCCAAAGTCTGGAGACTCCATCATTTTAGCAACGTTGAGCGAACCTAGATTACAGCTAATATCTTTACCAATTTTATCATATGATAGATCGGCATTGTAAGTAGTAGGTGTGTTTACCTGAAGAATCTCTGAGCAGAGGTTCGACATGTTGATCCTACCCTCAACTGGATTAGCCTCGTTGACAGTATCCTCAAACACAACGTATGGGTATCCAGACTCAAACTGTAGCTCTGCAATAGTTTGGAACAGGGTACGGGCCTTGATCTTCTTCTTGCGAATCTCAGCGTTGTCTACCATCTCCTGGTACTTTTCGGTAACAGAGATGTCTGACATGGGTACGCCATACACACGTTCTACATCGTATGGTGAGAATAGATACATGTCTTCATCATTCTTGGCCAAATCAAAGGTGATGTCTGGCACAACTACCCCAAGACTTAGTGTCTTGATACGAACCTTCTCGTCAGCGTTCTCACGCTTGGTGTCAAGGAACTGCATGATGTCTGGGTGGTGTGCATTAAGATACACTGCCCCAGCTCCCTGACGGGCACCCAGCTGATTAGCGTAGCTAAAGCTGTCTTCCAGTAGCTTCATTACTGGTAGAACACCAGAGGACTGGTTCTCAATTTTCTTGATCGGTGCCCCGTGCTCTCTTAGGTTAGTTAGGTTAAGTGCTACACCCCCTCCTCGCTTGGACAACTGCAACGAAGAATTGATGCCGCGTGAGATCGACTCCATATTATCTTCGATGCGAAGCAGGAAGCAGCTCACGAACTCGCCTCTCTGCTTCTTGCCCGAGTTCAAGAAGGTGGGTGTAGCAGGTTGGAATCGCCCAGTAATAATCTCCTCTACGAGATCCTGAGCAAGCTTTCTGTCGCCCTTTGCAAGCATTAGGGCGTTCATGCATACGCGGTCTTCAAATCGCTCTAGGTAACGGCTACCATCAAACGTCTTTAGCGCGTAGCTTGTGTAAAACTTGTAGGCACCAACAAAGGTGGGGAAGCGGAACTTGTGTGCATATGCTTGTTTAAACAAAGACTTGATGAAGTCAAAGTCATACTGATCCAGCACTTCCTTTTCGTAATAATCATTTTCAATTAAATAGTCAATCTTCTCCTCAAGACTGTGGAAGAAGACCGTGTTTTGATTTACGTGGTCTAAAAAATAAGCCTTAGCTGCCTCTCTGTCCTTATCAAATTGAATCTTGCCATCCTCACTATAGAGATTTAGCATTGCGTTTAGTTCATGGTAACTATAGTTCTTGTCCATAAAGCAGCTCTAACCTTTCTTTTACTTTGTTTACATCTTCTGGCGTGCCAAATATTTCTACCCTGGCAATTAGGGGAACACCCGTCTTCTTTGAAATCATTTCTGCAGCTTTACAGAAATGCTCACCAAAGTTGGTGTTACCCGTACCTATTACCCCTCGCAACAAGTCTCGGTTGTCTTTGATATTCAAAAACTTTCTAACTTGCTTTGGAATCGTGTGCCTGTCGTTACCGCTTCCATAGGTTGGAACAACTAAAACATACTCACTCTTGTGGATATATGGTCTCTCATCATCCCAATAAAGCGGTATACGACTTGCGCCCTTGTCTATCTTTTCCACAAACCTTTTAGTGTTTTCAGATCTATGGGAGAAATAAACAAGATCAATAGACAACAATTATACTCCCTCTTTACACAAAGACTAGTGGTTTAACCTGAAAAAATACCCAACATTTAGATCATTTTGAATTGATCTAAATAGTCTCTTACCTCATCGGTCATTTCTTTAGGCTTATATTGTATCACGTTCTCTGGCAAATCGTCAAGTTGCCTTCTCGGCCTGTCTCTAAATGTATGGACCTCGATCTCTCCGAAGTTGTCACGAGGTGTGTGTGAGATTGCACCAAAGATTGCACCGCATACGGCATCCGCAAGGTCCTTAGACTTTTTACGAGGGTGGTCTACCTTATTGTTTTTCATAATTTTAAGCTGAGTAAGCTCTTCAAATAGCAACTCAATTGATGGCATGGCTACCCTGTCTTCGTATACAAGCATAGCCATATCCTCATAGTGTTTCTTAGCTACTGAAACTGTCTCTGTTTTAATTCCAACAGACTTTAATTCATTTTGAATATCAAACGATTGCCATCGGTCAAAGCTAACCATGCCCAGATCAAAGCCTAGCCTACGTAAGTTTTGAATCCACTGCTTGACTTCAGACAGGTTGACAGGGCCCTCTACCTTTGGCTCCCACCAGGCTACAGCGTCTACAACAACCACTGGCACTACCTGATTGTAGTCTTTGAGGATTTGCATCTCTACCCACTTATCTACGTGAGCAATGGCTACGGCACACTTGTCATGCTGCTGTGCAAGGTCAGCATGTACATAATATTTTGTGTCTGGATTAGGCTTAAACCCTGGATCAAATCTTCTAAAGTTATCTAGAGGATTACGTAGAGTCATAGCATCTCTAACCTTGTCATGCTGCTTAAAGAATGCGTCAGAGGCGAAGGTTGGGACACAGGCAAAACGCATCATAGCGTCACCGATGTCTGTAAAGAAAGCTAGCTTAAAGTCTTCGATAGAGCGTGTAGGGTTTACTTCCCACGTAGGTCTTTTGAGTGCAAAGGTGTTGGGATACTTGTAAGAAACAATGTGATCCTCGTCCCAGCTAATCTGCAAAGTATTACCTGGAGCCTCTTCTCCAAGATCTGGGTTCATTACATACGTATGAGTTCTTTCAATGATTTCTTTTTCTAGAATGCACTCTTCATACTTGCTTGAAATAAAGTCTCCTGGGTAACGGGGGAATGATAGGAGTGCTACCTTTCCTAAGTCTGGGAAACGAGAGTCTACAGTACCACGGAAGGCTTTGTAGATGTTATCTGCGGTCTTACCCTGCTCATTACCAGTGCCCACCTCATTGGCAAAACCAGAAATCTCATCCAGAACTGCCACCAAAAGGTTTAGACCCTCGTGAGACTCGCGCTCTGAGTGTCCAGAATAAACAGTAATAGATTTATCAAACTCAATGGAGTCCATCTTTGCATAGTACTTGCCAGCAAACCAGGGAGACTTCTCGATCTTAGTCTTTAAACCCTTAAAGAAAACGTTCTTAGCCTGCTGTGCGTTGATAGCAACGTTAATGATATCAATGGCGTCACCAGATGGCTTGCCGTAATATCTAGCTGGATCTTTAAGACACAAGAGCTTGTATACGATAAAGGCTACTGCAACAGTTGACACAAAGTCTTTACCACTACCCTTGCCTAGCTGCAGGATAATTTCATTCTTAGTATACTTCTTGTAGTATCTAGACCCTTCTTCAAACCCGTCTAGGCTAATCAGGTCATCCTTTTTATATATCTGGCTCATTGCCCTTACGATATCGTACTGAATATCTGAAAGCGGAGGCTGGGCCAGAAAGTCTTCGCCCTCTACAAAAGTTCTAACATCTACGGGGTCTTCTTCAAACGGACTGTCTTGTAGTACTTCGAGAAAATCATCAAACATTGTGTACCACCGTGATGGTTTCATCCCCCTTGGCTACCTCAGAAAGTCTCTTCATAATCTTGTCTCTAATTTCTGGGTGCTCGCTAGCAATGTCCATGAGAATTTGTTTAAGGATATCTTGCTTACGCTCGATCTCCATCATCTCTTCTGCCAACTCTTTGTTTTCTAATAGTCCAGCCTTCTGCAACATCTCAATACGCTTAGACTCGATGTCCATGACCAGCTTGATGGCACCAGACTTTGATCGTAGATCTCCATTGGTGTCTGCGTCATCAATAACTTCATAGGACTTAGAGATTAGCCTACTGTAATGCTCGTCAGCTGCAGTGAGGGCTTCTCTGGCCCTGGATCTGATTGCATCATTAGCAGAAGCCATCTGCTTCCACTCATTTAGATACTGTACAACCTGTGTTCGAGGTATCGAAAGCTGCTTAGAAATTTTAGTAGGGTCACTACCCTTAAGGTATTCACCTACAACCTTGTTAACTGTATCTAAATGCTGTACCAGCTGACCCTCAGGATTTGACACGCTTAGCCCTCTTTCCCCTTTGAGGAACACGCTTGATACGATCTTGCTTAAATGCACGGAACTGCTGTGCCTTACCCCTAAAAATCTCAAAGCAGTCTACCCACGTGGCTCCAGTATGAATGTTAGTGGTTACACCACGGAACTGGAACTTAACTCCGTATTCGCCTTTAACCTTTACAATATCTCCAGCGTGAATCGGAAAGCCATCAACTTCCATGTATGGCTCCATAGTAAATGGACTGGGCTTGGCTGCTACCTTCTTGCGACGAGGCATTCTACTCCTTTGCGTGAGGCCTAGTTTCGTTTAACGAATTACTTGATACTCTATTATACATGCTCTCGGAGTAAAAGTCAATAAGGTTTTCTACACCTGTATATGAAAGAGCACTCCTTAGACCTGCGTCAAAGTCGTTAAGAACGTTTTGTACGCTACCAATGTGTGGTACGGTGGTTGCAATGCCCTCTACGCCCGACACAGAGCCTCTACCTTCCTCCTGTGCCTCCCTTGAGGCCATCCCACGGAATACCTTGCGACCATCGACAGTCTCTCCTGGAGACTCGTCAGTACCAGCAAGAATGCGACCTACCATTACGGCATTTGCCCCAGCAGCAAGAGCCTTGGCTGCATCTCCAGAGTTACGGATTCCACCGTCTGCAATGATGTCTGGCCCATCTCCATACTTGTAGTGATTACGGATATCCATAATAGATGCTAGGGTTGGCATACCGTGGCCACTCACAACACGGGTGGTGCAAGCTGATCCACCACCGATACCTACTCTTACAGAATCTACACCAGCGTCGGCTAGCCTTGCATAGCCTTCCCAAGTAGAGACGTTACCAGCCATGATGTGGTGTTGATTTCCAACCACTTTCCTTAATTTCTTAACTGCATCAATTGCATACTGACTGTGTCCGTTTGCTACGTCAACAAGAACCAGTGACGCACCTGCATCGTATAGCATACTGGCTTCTGTGAGGAAGTCTCCGCGTGCACCAATAGATCCACCAACCATTCCTCCAGCAGCTACCGCTAGCTTAACCTGCTCTACCTGCTTTTCAATAGTCATGTACCTGTGGACAATTCCTAGGCCACCAGCTTTACGAATTGCAACTGCCATCTCCCACTCGCACACTGTGTCCATTGGTGCTGCAATTAGCGGGAGCTGTAGCCCAAGGCTTCTCTTAGTGCCAATCCCAATAGTGGAACGTAGGCTAACCTCTTTGCGACTTGCAATGTCGGCGTACTGCGGCACTAGCAAGATGTCGTCGAACGACAGCATTTCTTCTGGATTATACTTTCTCATCTCTCTCCTTTGCAATAAGCAGTAGTACTAGGTACCCTACCAAATCAAAAATAGTATCATCTCCAGGGTACTCGTGTCCACGCTGTACCCTAGAAAGCTTGTCATCAATGCGGACATAGAGCTGCTCAATGGTATCACTCTTTGAGAATACCCTGACTGGCTCTAAGGCAGAATCTCCATATGCCCTGTTTTTTGCGATCAGCATCTCTTCGATGCCTCGCATTACCTTTGTAATTTGTTCTTCAGTCTGCTTGCTCATTGGTTGGCACTACCCCTAGTCTCTTCCAACATTTAACACAATTGATATAAGTCATACCCGTGAAAGGGCAGGATGCTTCGTGTGAACTCTCATGCTTACACGTGATTCTAAGCAGCTGCATCTTTGCTACTTTAATAAAATGCTTAATTACTCTCAACGCTTTGATTTCCTTAATCCAAACTTAGCTAAATAAACGTAGATAGTTTCTACACTTACCCCACACTCTTTTGCAATTTCCTGTGGCGTTTTGCGATCCATCTGAAAACGCTTCTTTAACCACATTTGATTCGTATATAGTTTAGCAGCCACAACTACTCCTTGTCAACTTAGCTTGTTCCAATTATTAATTGCATAGTGACCAATGCCTATAGCATCAGCGACGTCATTGTCTAGCAAAATTTTGTCGTACTGAATTTCTACAAAGTGCATTGTTCGTTGCTTGCGGAACTCTCGTTCTTGTGCCTTATACCAGGACTCGCTCTTGCCAGGATTGTCAGATCTAAGAAGTGCCTTTTCCTCCTTGCTTAGCCTGCCGTTGCCAATATAGGTTTGCCAAGCAATAGGATTAATAGATTTAATAACCTTTACACCAGCTACCCCCATTGCACCAAGCAGTGCCCCTTGTACAAGAGCCAGGTCTGCTGCAGTCTTTGGACTATTCATAAAAACTGTGTGCTCAATAACTACCGCGTCTGGTATACCATAAACCTGAAAGAATGCCTCTGTCTTTGCTGCGGCATCTGTAACCTTTTCGTAGGTCGTGGTGCCCTTGAAATTAATCTTGCCAATAGATACAAGATTCTTGAGATCAAAGATAGAGAATGCAAGACTGTTAGTACTAGCATCAATTGCACATATGTTATTGGGCAATGGATTAATCTGACTTAGTTTTACCATTGGCCAGGCCTTTGATTTCTTTCAGAGTATTGGATACGTCTTTAGGATTGACGGTACAAGAAAAGCAAATGGGATCATCGTTGTATGCGGATAGCGAGTGACCACAATCTTTGCATTTTCTGTTTTGGCTTATTCTTTTGTTGCGTCTAGCGATAGCGTATCTTTGAGCAATCTTCTCTTTAGTTGCTTCCTCTCGGCATTCAGGAGAGCAATATATTTGATACTTTACGGTAGACTCAAAAGTTTGGTCACACCATTGACAATGCTTCATCGAGTGGCTCCAGAGAGTTGATTTTAATTTCTCCCTCACCAGCTTGATCGCAAACTGCCCTTAGTGGACAGGTCTTGCAGATCTTTGAATTGGATCGGTAGTTCTTAGTTGGAAGGGTTTTGTCTTCCCAGTTCTTACGAACTACTCTCATCCATTCAAATGTCTGGTCTACCCAACTTCTGTAATAATCATTTACCTCAACAGGTATCGCTAAGAGTTCGTGATTATTTTTGTTCTCATAAATTATAACACCTTTAGCCTTTTTAAGAATCTTCATGTAAAGAAGCAGCTGAATCAGGTGTCCGTTTTTTGCCTTTAGTGTTCGTTTGCGATACTCGAATCCCTCTTGCATGGCTGTCTTGATCTCAACAAGAAGCTCTTCGCCGTTCCAGTTAACCAACGCATCGCCAAAGCCAAAGATAGGTGGGTCCTCATAGGTGATCTTAAACTCATCTTCAATAAGGATGCCAGAGTCTTTTATTGCTTGCTGGATTCGCTCGTGCCCCTTAATACCGTTGGTCATGTTGGCACCAGCAAAAGCATCTGCATGGTCCTCAAAGACACCGCCCTCGAAGGCTAGGTACCAGTAACGAGGACACTCCCCGTGACCGTAAGCAATCGTAGAAGGTGCAAAGCTTTTCTTTTGCTGAAACCTTGGGCCACGATTAGCAATGTAACCAGAGTTTATCTTTTCAATAAGACCATCCAGCCCATTGTTTTTGGGTGACTGACCACCCATCACGTGCTGCAATAAATTTTTTGACATGTTTAGTTACCGAGTAATATACTTCAGTGCAGATACTAGATTGTTTACTGCTTCTGCTGCTGTATAGTATAAGTTCTTTTTCGGCCTATCTCCTTTATCTACGTTGGCCATCCAAGTAGCCCTTAGCGAGAGCTTGGCGGCGATGGACTGCAATCTAACAATTTCCATAGTTGCTACTTGAATAGGAATATCTGGCTTAACAATAAGCTTGGAGATCATTACAAGAGCATGTGTAAGCTCTTCGTCCTCCATATATTCATTAATCTCTGCAAGTCCGTTTACTAGATCAATTGTCGTTTTATTTTCCATCAGTTAATTATACCACCTTCTCGGTGTCGGAGATTTCACGCTTCTCTTTGATGGTAACACTGCTAGCACCTGGTAGCCATGGCAGAAGAACCTGGTACAGCTCTTCTAGCAATACAACATCCTGGATCTGGTACTTCTTCATTTCACGCCAGGCCTTGTCGTCGCCTGCCATGCAATCAATCCATAGCTCGAATCCTGAGTGCTTAAACTTAGCACCTACACCAAGAGCCTGTGCAACATAGTCAAGCTTGTTAGAAGGAAACTTAAAGTTTGCCTTTACGACACTCATAAGATCAAGGTCTTTGACTACCGATGGTGGTGCCATACCGTTCTCAAGAAACTCTCTCTTGATGTGCTTGTGATCAAAAGCTGCTGAGTTCCAGCCTACAAGAGCATCTGCCTCTTCCATCATGGCATGTAGCTCTTCTAGCATGGCCTTCTTGCCATCGTGGTGTACTGACTTAAAGGTAACCTTCTTCTTACCCTGCCACTTAGCACCAAAGCACATCATCTCGGTAGGCTTGATGATCTGGTTAATACCAATGTTCTGGTCCCACAAACCCCAGGTGTATACCTGCATAGGTGTGGTTTCAATATCTAGCATTAAGATTTTCATTATTCTCTCTCTTCCAGCAGCTGCTCAAGCAACGATAGCTCGATGACTGCCAGCCTTGTTTTCTGTGTTTGACCCAGAACTACTACTATAGCAGGATCTGCGTTAGAACGCAAGGCATCTGTAGTAGCTTTTGCCCATACGTCTTTATTTAAAGTAAAACTTTTGCCAACTTCTTTAAAGTCAACCACAAAGTTTTGCCACGTAGCGTCACCCTTCTTAGTGTTACGCCCCGAGTTCTTGTGCTGCTTTGCGCCTATGCGCTTACTTTCGCTCTGTTCGCTCATAGTCTCTCTTTGTTTTTTTGGTTTCCAAGCTTACCTTGCTCAAGTGTCCCTTGGAGCAAAGCCATGTTAGCTGCTTGGGTGCAACGTAATGCCTTAGACTTTTAACGTCTTCTCTGCATGTGTGGCAAACAAACTGTCCCTGGTATACGGTATACCTATCAGCCATTTAGCTGCTCCTTAATTTGATTGCGAAGAGCCTCGTCTTCCTTAACCTTATTGACAAAGCCATCTCGTCCCTGAACCTTTGAGCCATCTGGCAACAAGTACCAGGCACCCGTACGCTCTACAATGCCAGCCAACTCTGCTGTATCAACCAGATCAGCGATCTCGTCGACACCAATGTTGTCACCCCTGAAGTAGAAATCGTATTCTCCAGCCTGGAAGCCAGCGGATGTCTTAGAGAACTGAAGCTCCCAACGAATCTTGCGACCAATCTTTTCCTCGATTAGCTTATCTCCCACTGCAATCTTTCCCTTAAGGGCCTGATTATCAGACTCAGAAGAAAACAGCTTGATTACTGTCGAAGAATAGAACTTGGTAGCCTGACCGCCAGATGGTTGCTGGCTAGTATACATGGCATTGATGTTATTCCTAGACTGTGAAATAAGAATAAAGAGTGTAGGCTTTACTTTATTGTTGGCATAGTTAATCATCTTCCATGCATTGCTAAAGTCTCTAGACTCTGCACCAATCTGCTTGGTGTTTTCTAGCTGCTTGAGGTCATCTGTGCCCTTCTCAAAGTAGATTGCAGGTAGGAGGGATGTAATACTATCCACTACAATGATGTCTACACCAGCTTCCATAAGTGCAACACCTACATCTACCATCTCGTTAATAGTACGAGCTTGAGAGTAGATCAGCTGCTCGGTGTCTACCCCTAGGTTTTGTGCCCAGTCTTCTGAGTAAGACATCTCAGCATCAATCCAGGCACACAGCTTGCCTTCCTTCTGTGCCATTCCAATAGTCTGCAGTAGCATAGAAGACTTAGCACTTGACTTACTTCCCCAAACAAGGACCTGTCGACCGTAAGGCAGACCTCCCCCTAGTGCTCTGTTCAAACCAAAGCTTGGGGTGGGTTGCTTCTCAATTTCAATGCCCACTCCGTTACCCAGGGTCTTTCTAATTTTTGGATCTAGCTGTGCTAAAGCCTCTTCGATTGTTACTGTCAAAATCTTACACCGTGCCTTTCTGGTCGTGTCTTGTTAAACTCTACCTTGTGATGTAGAGCGTGGTCTAAAGAAATATCCGTATAGCCATTTTCCACTAATCCTGCATATAAGTCAAGCGTGCGGATAATAATGTCTGCCATTTCATCTACAATCTCTGCCTTACCCTTGTCCTTACGAATAGCCTCCATAACCTCCACGGTCTCGGAGACCACCATCATAAGCTGCTTGGTAATAAAAATGTCGTCAACCTCTTCTGGCCAAAAACCTTTTTCTTTTGCCACCTGATGCAGATGATCTGCAAGATCGCCCAGGTAACTATTGTCCAAGTATGTCATCTAATATCACTGTCCCATCTTTTGTTTTTCCGAAGGAAAACTTGTAAGCTGTCCCCTCTTGGATTTTCATATATGCCTTAGCAAACGTAGTAGGAAACACTACGACAGAGTGCAAATCTCTACTGCTATCTGCCAAGGTAAGCGTAGCCATCTTTTTGCCAGCCTTTGTAATGCGTGGCTTGAAAGAAACTACGTACATCTCTTCCTCGCTGAATGGCAATTGTTTGTAATTTAAAAACTTAACTAAAGCAGAATCTGATCCCCTTGCTTCGTCAGCAGGAATAGCAGCAACAATCCTGTTGTCGCTAGCCAAAAGAATATACGTCTTACCACTTTCGATGGCTGTCTGCTCTTCGTCGAAGATACCGACAGAGCCAGTCTTATCAAGGATCTCAACACGAGACCACCCCTTTCCTCTCTTAATTGCCTTAACCATGCCCATCAAAACGAACGAGCCCTTTTCCTCAAACTCATCTACCTCTGAAATGAAAGCGTGATAGTGTGATGGAACTGTAATGTTGAACTCTGGCAAGTTTAAGTATTCGTATAGATTTTCTTTAATCTCTTGGTCGTTACGTGGATTGTCTGGGAATGTTGCAGCACCAATAATACGTAATGCCTGAAGAGATCGACTATTGACCCCAGTACCCTTTTGCAACGTAAACTTTTCTAGTTGCTCGTACGACTCAAAGGGCCTTGCTTCGATAAACTTAGAAGCAATGTTATCTGAAATAAACTTAATACCAGACAAGCCAAACCTAATTCCCTTGCCCTCAATCTTAAAGTCCATGTCGGAATCGTTGACATGGGGCAAACGAATTGGGATATTCATACGCTTAGCCTCAATCAGATAGTCTGTACGAGTATCCTTGTCCTTCTCATTCTTGAGCAATGCGAACATAAACTCTAGAGGATAGTGATACTTAAGCCATGCTGTCCAGTATGACAATGTGGAGTATGCCACAGCGTGAGACTTGTTAAACGAGTACCCTGCGTGTGCCTCAAAGTCGTGCCATAGCTCTTTGGCTAGGTTGGGTGTCATGTAGCGAGACGCACCCTCTACGAACTTG